TAGCAAAGCATGAGTTTCTTCCCGGGGCAGGTGTTAAGATTTCGTATGTAGACCCTGCAAACGTTGTTTACAGCTATACAGAAGATCCTTATTTTAGGGATTGTTTCTATTGGGGTGAGATTAAGACGCTGCCTTTAACGGAGCTGTACAAGATAGACCCAACATTAACTTCTGAAGATGTAAACGAAATATCTCAGTACAGTCAGTCTTGGTATGATTATTATAATGTTGCTCAGATTTATCAAAATGACATGTTCTATAGGGACACATGCACATTGATGTACTTTAATTATAAGACAACCAAGAAGGTTGTTTACAAAAAGAAGGTTCTTGATAACGGTGGCGTTAGGGTGATTCAAAAAGATGACACGTTCAATCCGCCTACAGAGATGATGGAGGAGGGTAATTTTGAGAAGATAGAGAAGACTATTGACGTTTGGTATGATGGTATCATGGTAATGGGAACCAATATCTTGTTGAAGTGGGAACTTTCTGAGAACATGGTACGTCCTAAATCAGCAAGTCAGTATGCTATACCAAACTATGTAGCCTGTGCGCCAAGGATGTACAAGGGGGTTATAGAGTCATTGCTTAGAAGGATGATACCTTTTGCTGACCTTATACAGATCACGCATTTGAAGCTGCAGCAGGTAATCAACAGGATAGTTCCTGACGGTGTTTTTATAGATGCAGATGGTCTTAATGAGGTTGACTTGGGCACCGGTAATGCGTATAATCCTGAAGACGCTTTAAGGTTGTATTTCCAAACGGGTAGTGTGATAGGAAGAAGTCTTACGAGTGACGGTGATTTTAACAATGCAAGGGTTCCAATTACTCAGCTTACGTCTAACTCGGGCACTGCTAAGACTCAGATGTTACTTGCTAATTATAACCACTACTTAAACATGATTCGGTCTGTAACAGGGCTGAATGAGGCAAGAGATGGTTCTACTCCTGACCCTAACTCATTGGTTGGTGTTCAGAAGTTAGCAGCGTTGAACTCAAATACGGCAACAAGACATATCCTTGAGAGTGGGTTGTTTATATACAAGACCTTAGCAGAGGCTATAACTTATAGAGTATCTGATATTTTAGAGTATGCAGATTTCAAAGAAGAGTTTATAAACCAAATCGGAAAGTACAACGTTGGTATTTTGGAAGAAATATCTGAGTTGTATTTGTATGACTTTGCTATTTTTATAGAAGTTGCGCCTGACGAAGAGCAGAAGGCTCAGCTTGAGGCTAACATCCAAATGGCTTTGTCTAAGGGTGACATCAATCTTGAGGATGCTATTGACATTCGTGAGATAAGAAACTTGAAGATTGCCAATCAGTTGCTCAAGCTCAAGAGGGTTAAGAAGGAAGAGCGAGAGGAGAAGATGGAAATGCAGAAGCAGGCGATGATTTCTCAGCAGCAATTAAAGTCTCAAGAGATGGCAGGTCAAGTTGCTATGCAGAAGCTACAGACTGAGGCTCAGACTAAGATGCAAGTAATACAGATGCAGGGTCAAATAGACACTCAGATATTGCAGCAAGAGGCTCAGTTAAAGATAATGCTAATGGACAAAGAGTTCCAATATAATCTTCAGTTGGCTGATATGAACAATGGAACTACATCTCAGAGAGAACAAATGAAAGAAGACTCTAAGTCTAAAAGGATTAGTCAACAAAATTCAGAGCAATCGAAATTGATTAATCAGCGAAAGAACAACTTGCCACCTTTGAACTTTGAGTCTAACGAGGATAGTTTAGACGGATTCGATATGGCTGAGTTTGAGCCTCGTTAAAAATATCATATAAATCATCTATTTTTGTATAATTAAAATCAAATCAAATGGACATTAAAGTTAGATTATTAGACGGAAATGAAGAGAAGGGTGTAGCGCAGATAGAGCAAGAGCTACTTGAAAAGCATGAAAATGAATTAAATCATCAGACGGGTGGTGAAGAGGTTGTAGTAGATGAAGTTGCTACTGCAGAGGATCTAAGAGAAGAAGATGTTCTTTCCTATATTGGTAAAAGATACAATAAGCAAATCAATTCGTTTGACGAGTTGATGGCTGAGAGAAGAGAGACCGAGGATCTTCCTGAAGACGTTGCGTCTTTCTTGAAGTATAAAAAAGAGACCGGGAGAGGTTTTGACGACTTTGTAAAGTTGAAGAAAGACTTTGATACCATGGATTCTGAGGAGCTTGTAAAAGAGTACTTACTTGCCACTCAGGAAGGTCTTGACAAGGAAGATATTGAGAACTTAATGGAGGACTACAATTACGATGAAGACATCGATGATGAGTCTAAAATCAAGAAAATCAAAATCGAAAGAAAAAAGGTTATAAATGAAGCGAAGAAATACTTCAATTCTCAAAAAGAAAAGTACAAACTACCTCTTGAGTCAAGTACGGTAGGACTTTCCAAAGATGAGGAAGAAGAGTTTCAAACGTTTCGTGAGTATACAAAACAGGCAAGAACAATAGAAGAGGAGAACAATCGTAAGCGTCAATGGTTTGACCAAAAGACAAGTGAAGTTTTTGACAAAGGATTCAAAGGTTTTGAGTTTGATGTCAACAATAAAAAAATTACGTTTAATCCCGGAGATGCCGCTGAGTTGAAAAGGAATCAGTCTACACCACAGAACTTTATCAATAAGTTTTTGGATGAGTCGGGTTTAATGAAAGATGCAGCAGGCTATCATAGGTCTTTGTCTATTGCAATGAATCCCGAAAAGTTTGCAAAGTTCTTTTATGAACAAGGACAAGCAGACGCTACTGAAGGCACGATGAAGAACATAAAGAACATCAATATGTCTGAGAGAAGAGCCACAGAGGTAGCGAAGAGTACGGAAGGCATGCAAGTAAAAGCAATCAACCCGGATTCGGGGAAAGGCTTAAAAATTAGGAGTATAAAACGTATTTAAAAACATTTAAAAATTAAAAAAAATGGCAAGTGCATTATTAAGTAGCCCTACCTTTGCGCTGCAACCGGCAGCAGAACAGGTGGCGTTACAAACAAATTACATCACCAACTTCAACTTCTTGAATCAGTATCTCCCTGATACTTATGAGAAAGAATTTGAGCGTTATGGTAATCGTACTGTAGCTTCCTTCCTACGTATGGTTGGAGCAGAACTTCCTTCTAACTCTGACCAAGTAAAGTGGGCAGAACAAGGTCGTTTACACATCAAATACACAAGTGTAACATCAGGAGCTGCTATTAACTCAGCTACTGCAACACTTACCGTTGCTGATACAGGAGTAACATACATCGCTGTTCGTGTAGGACAGACTGTTATGATTCAGAACAATGCTTCAGGTGTTTTCAACAAAGGAATCGTTACTGCAGTTCCTTCTGCAACAACTTTCACAGTAGCTTACTACGAGACTGCAGGTCAGTCTTTCGCTGTATCTACTGCTTGTACAGTATTCATTTACGGTTCTGAGTTTAAAAAAGGTACTAACGGAATGGTTGGTTCTTTGGAAGCAGAAGATAGTTTCTTCTCAAACTCTCCAATCATCATCAAAGACAAGTATGCTGTTAATGGTTCTGACATGGCTCAAATTGGTTGGGTTGAGGTTACTACCGAGAATGGCGCTACAGGGTACTTATGGTACTTGAAGTCTGAGCATGAGACTCGTCTTCGTTTTGAAGATTACTTGGAAACCGCAATGATTGAAGCTGTTCCTGCTGCTGCAAGTTCAGGAGCATTGGCTGCAGGCTTTAAGGGTTCTGAAGGTATTTTCTACGTTGTTAATGACCGTGGTAACGTTTGGGGTGGTGGTACTCCTACATCGTTGAGCGATTGGGATTCTATCGTTTCTCGCTTGGACAAGCAAGGTGCTATCGAAGAGAACGTTGTATTTGTAAACCGTGGTTTGAGCTTTGACATAGATAATATGTTGGCTACATTGAACGGTTACACTTCAGGCGGTGTTGCTCAGTCTGCATCTTTTGGTTTGTTCGACAATGACATCAACATGGCGTTGAACTTGGGCTTCACAGGTTTCCGTAGAGGTTACGATTTCTACAAGTCTGATTGGAAGTACTTGAACGACCCAACCATGCGTGGTGGTCTTAGTACTACTGCTGCTACTGCAACAGGTACTATTACCGGTTTGCTTGTTCCTGCAGGTTCTACCTCTGTGTATGACCAAATCATGGGCAAGAATGCTAAGCGTCCTTTCTTACACGTTCGCTATCGTGCTTCTGAAGCCGAAGACAGACGTTACAAGACTTGGATTACAGGTTCTGCCGGTGGTGCTCAAACAAGTGACTTGGATGCAATGGAGGTTAACTTCCTTTCTGAGCGTTGCGTATGTACGCTTGGTGCAAACAACTTCTTGTTGTTCCGTTATGGATAATTGAAGTAACAATATAGAGAGTGTCTTTAATGGCACTCTCTTTTTATATTTTTAAATCAAATCAAATTTTATAAAATGGCAAACGAAAAAGCAAAAGCTGTTAAAACAGTTACGCCTTCTAACAAAGTTTACAGACTTTTAAATGGCGCTCCGTTATCTTACGTGTTACCATCGAGAAACCATCCTAGGTTCCCCTTGCTTTGGTATGACGAAGTAAATAACATTAACAGACCTCTCAGGTATTCAGTAAATCAACAGTCTCCATTTGAAGACGAGCAAGACGGGAACGCAATTGTAGAGCCTATCATCTTTGACGATGGATTCCTTTCTGTTCCTAAGACCAATCCTGTCCTTCAGTTATTCTTACACTATCATCCTTTTAATGGCACCATCTTTACAGAGGTTGACAAAGAGAAAGATGCTGCTGCAGAACTAGAGGACTTGAATTATGAAGCTGATGCATTGATTGAGGCTCGTCAACTAGGTATTGAGCAAATAGAAACTCTTACGAGAGTAATGTTTGGCAAAGATCCTTCATTGACAACAACATCGGAATTAAGACGAGACATTTTGGTTTTCGCTAAAAGAGAGCCAAAAGAGTTTTTGAACATATTAAACGATCCGGACCTTAAGTTTCAAGCAAAAATCCATTTGTTTTTTGAACAAAAGTTATTAGTTTTGCGTAACGGTGACAAGGAAGTGTGGTTTAACACAGCAACGAATAAAAAGAAGATGCTGTCTGTTCCTTTTGGCGAAGAGCCATATGATACGGTATCGTATTTTCTGAAGAGTGATGAAGGCATTGATGCTCTTAAAATGTTAGAAACAATTTTGACATAGTTTTTTTGGATTTATGGTTAGGAGGGGGCACTTAATTGTGCCCTCTTTTTTTTGTATATTTGTAAAAAAATCGATAAATGATAAATGAAGTAAGAAATTCAGTATTAGCCATACTTAATAAAAATAATTATGGTTATGTGTCTCCGTCTGACTTCAATTTGATGGCGGCTAACGCTCAGATGGAAATTTACGAGTCGTATTTTACCACATACAATAAGACTACAAACGCTGAGAATATGCGCTCTTCAGGCTCTGATTATGCTGATGTAAAGAAACCATTGTCTGAGGTGCTAGAGGGATTTTTAATGAGCGATTTTATTATACCAAAATTTACACCTGCAAGCATTACAACCAATAATTTTTACTACCCATCTATTACTACTGTAGGCAACACTTCGTATATGATTAACAGGGTGATTGCTTATACAAATCAATTGGCTTCAGGTGTAAACGATACGTTGCAGGCATTTTCGCTTATTGATACGACTGCAACATTTATTGCCGATGGGGTGTCTGCAGGAGACATTGTAGTAAATTCAACCACATTCAAGTCGTCTACTGTTATTGCTGTTGTTTCTGAAACAGAATTAAGTCTTAATGATGACATATTTTTAGATGTGGCAACAGACGAAGAATATTATATATACTCGGCATCTAGTTATGCAGAGGCTGAAAAGGTGTCGAATAGCAATATATTGATGCTTTTAAATTCTATTCATACGGCGCCGTCTTTAATATACCCGGCGTACACAAACATAGGAGACCTGATGACTTTATATCCTGCAACAATAAAAGGATATGGTGCTGTAAGAACAGATTACTTTAGGCATCCAAAAGTTCCAAAGTGGACATACCAATCTTTAACCGGTGGTGAGCCTGTGTTTGACCAATCACAATTAGACTACCAAGACTTTGAGCTTCCTCCTGAAGATGCTTTTAAATTGGTTTCAAAAATTCTTCAATATTGTGGTATCATCATACGTGAGGCTGAAGTGGCTCAATTTGGTATGACTCAAGAACAACAAGCGGTAGCTACATTTGGTGTCCAATAATAATAAAAAAAACGAGAAATGGCATATTTATCTCAATATGAATACTACAACAATAATGGCAATCCTCCCGAAGATGTAAATTGGGGTTCGTATCAGTACGTTAGCCTTCAGGATATTGTAAACAATTTCCTCTTGATGTATTCAGGCAACCATTCGTTGGTGAATAACGAGGAGCGATATAAGGTTTTGTTTCATGCTAAGCGTGCAATACAAGAGTTGAACTACGATGCTTTTAAGGAGATAAAGGTATTGGAGCTTACGGTGCCTAGTTCATTGATATACGTCTTGCCGTCTGACTTTGTAAATTGGGTTAGGATCTCATTGTATAAAGATGGGTGGCTTAGACCACTTACAGAAAATATTCAAACGCTATCGTCTAAGGCATATTTGCAAGACAATACAGGAAGGATATTATTTGACCAAGATGGGAAGATACTAGAGCCTCAGTACTCATCTATTGATTACGATAGATTAGCTAAAACAAAAAAGAGCATTTACCTAAACAAGCACAATAAATTTGACGGTCAGTCAGGATGGAATATAGACGGTAATTGGTATTTTGAGTATGGAGTAGGTACTCCATTTGGATTGAATACAGAGACGGCTAATTTTAACCCTACGTTCAATATTGACAAGAAGAGAGGAGTGATAAACTTTGACTCATCAATGTCAGAAGAGCTTTGCATTCTTGAATATATTTCAGATGGCATGGAGGGTGGAGATGCGTCCTTGGTTACGGTGAACAAGTTGTTTGAGCAGTATATTTACGCTGCAATTAAATTTGAGATATTGAACTCTAAGTTTGGGGTTCAGGAATACATTGTCAATCGTGCTAGAAAGGAAAGGAAGGCATTGTTAAATAATGCCAAAATCAGAATCAGCAACATTCATCCCGGAAGACTCTTAATGAACTTAAGAGGAATGGACAAGATACTTAAATAATATGACAAAGATTTCAAGAACGTTTATATCAGGAAGGATGAACAAGTTGGTAGATGAGCGTCTACTTCCTGAAACTGAATATATTGACGGTATGAACATTAGAATGGGTTCTACCGAGAAGTCAGAGATGGGTGTTATAGAGAATACCAAGGGGAATCTTCCTCTTACTTCTTTGAGGTATATAGATGGAACTGAATTAAGTACAAGTGCTAGGTGTATTGGTGCCATTGAGGACAGTGCTAATGAGACTTTGTATTGGTTTGTGCATGACGACAACTTCTCTCTTGGGGCTACAGGTGTACTTGATCTTATTGTTTCTTTCAATATTTTGACGAACATACTAACGTATCACGTTATTAGTATAGATGATGGGAGTGGAGTTAGTAGCACATTGAATTTTAATAGCAAGTACCTGATTACGGGCGTTAATATCATAAACAATTTATTGTTTTTTACAGATGGCTACAATCAGCCTAGGTGTATAAATACAACAAGGAACTATCCAAACCCTGTTTCTTTTATCGATAGTATTTCTGCTGAAGAGCTATTAGTTATAAAGAGACCACCCGTAGAGTCTCCGGTAGTACAGCCGATTGTAACAAGCGGACAGCAAAACTTTATGGACACAAGGTTTATATCTTTTGCCTATAGGTATCGGTACATTGACGGGGAGTATTCTGCTACATCACAGTGGTCTCAAATATCATTTGTGCCAAACCCTTTTAGCTTTAGCCTAAACAGCATGCTGAACGAGGGTATGGTTAACTTCTGCAACACAGCAATTGTGAACTATAATACAGGAAGCTCACTTGTTGTTGGTATTGATTTACTGTTTAAAGAATCTGCAAGTAACATTGTAAAAGTTATAGAGAAGCTTGACAAGGCAGACTTGGGTCTTGCAGACGATACTGTCTATCAGTTCACTTTTAGCAATAGCAAGATATTTACCATTTTGGGAACTAACGAGGTTCTTAGACTTTACGATAACGTTCCAAGGTTAGCAGTGGCGCAGACCATCATGGGCAACAGGCTCATGTATGGCAATTATCAGGAGGGTTATGACCTTATTGACAAGAACGGCAACCCTGTAAAGTTTGAATATACCACAAGTCTTATTTCTGAGACGATTGGGCAGTCTGACGTTGACACGAGCTTTTCTACCGGGTCTTACGATATTGACACACCTGAGAGCATTCCTAACTCTGTGATAAGTATTGACCTAACAGGATTCTCTTTGGTAGCAGGTGCAGCCATTTCTGTTGAGATGAGTATTGCTCACGAATCATTTTCGGGAGACTTACCATTTCCTGCTGAAACCACGGATAATATCTCAATAGACTTTTCGTTCTTCTTGACTCAGAACTACAGCTCTGTATACCAAATGGCAACGAGTCCTGAGTTTCAGTCTGCTGTTGGTACTACTTTGAATATAAAGCCTGTCTACTCGGCTGTACCCGGTACAGAAACGTCTTGTGACGGCATAACGTTTACAGACTTGATAAACTGTGTTCTACCAAACAACCTAGACGCTTTGCAGAAGTTTAGAAGCGGTGTGGATAGCGTTAATACTCCTGTCTCAATCATAACCTCACCGGCAAGCTCTGTTATACAGTTTCAGTTGATTGCAATGAATTATGTTAATAACACTGTTACTCCTACTCAAAATGTTTTCGAGTACTACTCATTCACGTTTGCAAATGCTACGTTCCAAGAGATAGCAAACCCTCAAAGCTTACACAGCAATAGAGGGTATGAGATTGGTATTGTGTACATGGACATGTACAACAGGTCTACAACTGCATTAGTTAGCCCTAATAATACTGAGCATATACCATGTGGATTTTCTCCAAATAAAAATGGTATACGTGTAACAATCCCTTTTACTCAAGTTGCTCCGGCTTGGGCTACTCGTTATAAGTTTGTTATAAAGCCTGACGCTGAGAAGTATGAGATTATTTACAGCAACTTATTCTTTACAGACGAGAATACAAATGAGGTTTGGTTTTACTTAGAAGGAGAAAACGCAAGAAAAGTAGAGATAGGAGATAGGTATATAGTGAAGGCTGATACAAGCGGTCCTCTTCTAAATTGTGCATACGCTACAGTTCTTGACAAGGCTGTGCAGGCTGCCGACTTTATTACTCCAATAGAGGACGTTACGATACCTGCAGGTGTCTACATGAAGATGAATCCAAACAGCTTTTCTGCTGTCGTAGACCCTAACTCAACCGTTGCTCCCGGGGGTAAACAAGCTTGTGCTCCCAAGGGAGGTAATTACAGCTATTTAGCTTACCCAATGAATAAATTCAATACTGTAACAGGGCTGTACGAAGATTATACTGTACCTGCAGGTAGTAGAATAAAACTTTATATCGAGTGGTCTCGTGCAGGAGTAGGTGGGTCTTGTGAACAAAGGGGATATGTTTTAGAGCAAAATTACGTTTCTTCTGCTGATTATGACAATATGTATGATTGGTTTATTGGCGAAAATATAGAAAGTTCTTTGGATAATGGCACATCAACAGATGGAATAACTAGCGTAGAATTTATTCCAACTATTGGTCCTGTAGCCCCTTATTACAACTTTGACATTGTGTATCTAAGGTTTAATAGGAATCTAGCGACACTGCAATTAACGCTAGAAATGTCTACGGGTAAAAGCTGTACAGGGGGTCAACCAAATAGGAGGAAGTATTGTGTGTATGCTGACATAGAGGTGTTTCGTGCTCTTGATACAATAATCTTTGAGACTGAACCGTTAGACGCATCTCCTGACATCTTCTTTGAGAACAACTTATCATTTTCTATTGATGCTGACGGAAACCACTCAGGAAATGTACAAGACCAAGATATTGCAACTAATACACCTGCGATTGTAGATACCATGTTCTTCAATTGCTTTTCTTTTGGTAATGGTGCCGAGAGCTATAAAATAAGAGACTCCTTAATTGGAAGAGAGTTTACCCTTGGTGAAAGAGTTACAGCAGTTTCTGCACAAGACTATAAGAAAGCAAATAGGTTTGCAGATATTACTTACAGTGGGATATACAATGCTGAGTCTAACGTAAACAAGCTGAATGAGTTTAACTTAGGGGTGCTTAACTATAAAACGCTAGAGACTTCTTTTGGTCCTATTTATATATTGGATGGAAGGGAGACTGACGTTCTTGTTTTGCAAGAGGACAAAATATCTTATGTGCTTGAAAGCAAGAATTTGTTGTCATCCTCTGCCGGAGGTGGAGCAATTGCGTCTATTCCTGAAGTGTTGGGCACTCAGATTGCTCGTACTGAAAAGTATGGCATTAGCTTTAATCCTGAGAGCTATGTTCAATGGGGCTTCAATAGATTCTTTACTGATGTAAAGCGTGGTGTAGTCCTTCAGTTGATGGGTGACTCATACTCAAACGACCAACTAAAAATTGTTTCAGACAGTGGGATGAGAACTTGGTTTAGAGATGAGTTTAATGCATCTTTCAGCACTCAGAAGCTTGGAGGATTTGACCCGTACATGAACGAGTATGTCTTGTCAACAAATGACATTACTTTACCTGACGAGTTGAAGTGTGTTGATTGTGGTATCTTGAAAACCTTTACACTTTCAACACTTGAGGGAGAGACAGGAGAGTTTAGTTATTGCGTTGACTTGGGTCCACTTGTTGGAAATTCTTCTGTGTATTGGACTGTAAACAGCATAAGCGTAGATGGTGAGTTTAATGTAGATGTAATTTATGATGGCACCACAATAAGTTCAGGACCTGAAACAACATCAGGCTCATTAACTTTTGAGAAAGATAGTATTTCTGTTCAATCTGCAAGTATAGTAATAACCTATACAGGTGATATGTCATTGACATTTCTTGCAGACTGCTGTAATGCTGAGGAGCTGACAATTATTGAAGTTGTTTTGACTAGCAATTCAGATTTAGGTCAAAGCATACATACGGAGTTCAGATATACAAGCGGTACATTTATTGGTCCACTTCAATCTTCATTGGTTACGTTTGCTACAGGAACGTCTCCAATCGTTTCAAGATACAACTCAATTACGGGGTCTGTGGGTACGGGGTCTTTTCCTCCCGAGGGAAGTACTATGACCTTGCAGACAAACCAAATAGTTCCTGATACGTTTGTGTTCAATCCTTCTAGCGACAAGTTTAAGTATGCAAGGACAAATACATTGTACCCGAACACTACTGTGGGCATAAATAATTTGCTATCGGTAGCAAGTACTGCAACACCAATTACAGGGGTTGCTCCAACTTATAGCGCATCGTTTACGGTTCCTCTTTCAGTTGATGGTAATAAGCTATATTTGATTTGGGACTTCAGAGAAGCCACTTCAGTTGAATTGTGTTATACGCCTGCAGAAACCGTAGACCCACAAAAAGATGTTTGCTGTAATTGCGTTGGAACTTAATTTATAAAAAAAATAGTATGTCAACACCTACATCATGTTACTTAGATGCTCCTAGCCTCGGCTCGGCTACTAAAATATTTACGGATAGCAACCTAACGATATGTGCGGCTGATGGGTTTTACTCTGACGGAGTGATAACAAGGCAGTTGCTTGGATGCGTTTTACTTCCTGAACAACCTTGCCCGTCATGCGCTTTGTCCTGCGAGGGTGGTATTACTTACGACTCAACATCGGGCTTGACAGGAGTTTATCTAGTAAACCTTGACACGGGAAGTACTTTTGCTGATGTTGGAGCGATTATCGTAAAGTTCACAGGAACTACGTTTCCTAGTGGTATAAGTGTTTTGTTTAACGGTAATGTTTATAACAAGTTAAGTTCTGAGACGTTTGGTTATTTAGCAGGAGCACCGGGATTGACTACCTACGTTGGCGATGTTGCTACAGATAGTGGGTTAGTAGCAGGTAGCCCATACACAGCATTGAATGAATATGAGTTTGATGGTGCTACATATGTGCTTACGGGAGATACTCAAAGTTTTACAATTGTTCCAACTCAGTTGGATTTAACTGCAGGTAATCCTGACGATATGTATATGGTTATACCAAAAACATCTCCCACTCCATACGACTTGAACATTTCAATATTTGCGCCCATCGCAGGGGCAGACTTTGGTTTTGCTGCTTATTGTCCTGCAGTGCTGCCTTCGTTTTTATGCGAGCCTGCAACAACGGCTGAGGCTGTTTGTGCCTCAGAGGTTATATCACAGGAGCGGTATACAGCAGTTGTTAATGGAAATCTTACTGAGCACGGGTTGTACGATTGGGTTTTTTATGACAACTGTGGAGAGTTCCCTTTAGACGATGGGTATTATAGGTCATTACAATGCCCTCCGGGATTTGATTATTTTATAGCACAGAATGGAGTTATAATATCTTTTGGGACGTGCGCTTAATATTTTAAAAAATAAAAAATGCCTTACAATAATTACACATTGACGTATAGCGAAGGAGTTGAAGGTTGGGTATCTTTCTACTCTTATTATCCTGACTACATGGTTGGGATGAATAACTACTTTTACACTTTCAAGGGTGGTAACTTGTACAGGCACAATGTAAACGAATTGAGGAATACGTTCTATGACGATTGGTTTATTCGTATTGGCAATCCGTCAGGAGCTTTTACGTCTGCTTCTATTCAGAGCGTTCTTAATCAGTCTGTACTAGAGAACAAGCTATTCAAGACCATTGACATTAGAGGTACTGCTCCTTGGGAAGTGCAGCTAGAGACAGACCTTCAGAACTCAGGCTATATTGAGCTAAATTGGTTTCAGAAGAAAGAGGCGACTTACTTTGCTTTTATAAGAAATAACTCAAACGGTCAGTTACCATTGAGAAGCTTGAACGGAATTGGAAATAGCATTAGCGTTACCGGTAGTGGCACTATCATCAGCTTTAGTATTTCTCCATTGATTTCAGTAGGGGACATTATCAGTATCGGAGACTTCTTGTATTTTCTTTCAGGCACTGCACCTTTACTTGCAGGTACTGTAACAGCTATAAATGTCAACTACCCGGCAGGCATAAACAATATAGTAATAAACAATATAGTGCCTAATGCGGTGCCTATACCAACGCAAACAAACTTTTTCTTGTATATAAAAAATTCGGTAGCTGAGTCCCATGGTGTGCTAGGTCACTACTGTAAGTTCACTATGCAAAACAGCTATGCAAGCAAAATTGAGCTTTTTGCGCTAGGCGGAGATGTAATGAAAAGTTTTCCTTAAATTCAATACCTTTGTATGTATGGGAACATTAAGCGCACGTAAGCTAAATAAATTTGATTACGATGATATTTTGCTAGGATGGTGGAAGGATTGGGAGTGGGAAGCTCCGACCAAAGACTTTCTTCCCGATAACGGGGAGGGTGGTATAATAATATTCGATGGAGAGGTTCCTATTTGTGCAGGTTTTGCGTATCTAACGAACTCAAAGGTAGCTTGGGTTGATTGGATTATATCCGACAAGAATTATAACGAAAAGCCTACACGGAAGGAAGCAATAATAATGTTGATTTCGTCATTAACAAATGTGTGCAAAAAGGTAGATTTTAAATATTGCTATGCTTTAATAAAGAATCAGTCTTTGATTAAAGTGTATGAGGAACTAGGGTATGTGCAGGGTGATAATTATACAACAGAAATGATTAAAGTATTATAATATGGCAGCAATAACAACTGCAGCGATAGGCGCAGGTATATCACTAGCTAGTGCAGCTAAATCCTTCTCTGACGCATCTAAGCAAAAGAAGGCTCAGAAAGAAGCTGAAGCAGCAGGAGCAGCAGCAATGAAAGCAGCTCGCCAAAAGCTTGACAAAAATATGTACGAGTCTCTAGCTGTTAACAAAGAGCCATATGAGATGGCTCAAGAAACAATAATTGCTCAAGGAGCACAGGCTACAGAGGCGGCAAGGGAAAGCGAAAGGGGTGTGGCTGCTACGGCAGGAGCTGTTCAGCAGGCTACAAACGAGGCTACAGCAGGACTTAGGACTCAAATGGGCTCAGATTTAATGGATATTCAAGAAAAAGTAGTCACTGAAGACGCTAATCTACAAAAGTTGCAAGCAAACCTAGACGTAGGGGAAGCGGAAGGTGCAGCACAAGCGGCAGCGGATTTACAGGCAGCCTCAGCAGCATCGTTGTCTCAAGGGTTTGCGAGCGCTACAAGTGCTGCTCAGCAAGGATTAGCTATGACTGAAGGGCTTGGAAAGACTCGCAGTGGAAGGATAACTTCTCAGATAAATAAAAAAGGATTAGGATTGGTGGGTCAAGCAGATTTGCAGAAAAGCGTTGGAGCAATGGGAACGATTAATGGAGTGGACTTTAGTGGTGTTTCAAATATGGCTCCAAATGAATACAACGCATTTATGGTTGGCGTGAAACCAAAAACTTTAAAGGCTCTTCAAAATCAATTACAATTTTCTTCTTTTAAGCCCGGATATACCCCTAAGCCATTTGGTACACAGGCTGCTCTTCCTCCTGTTTTACAATACGGGTATAATATTCCGGGATTGGGAGGGTAATAAAATAAAAAATAAAAAATAATAAATGGCAAAGTCGTATTATAAATATGTAGAAAGAGAGGCGGACAGTTTTGTAAATTGGGCAGACATCGGTAAGAATATGTCTGACATGCTTGCTGAGACCAACCGTGTACGTAAGGAAAAGAAAGATGCTCTCGACAAATCATCTAGAGATTTTCAAAGCTATCTAAACAATAATACTCCTACAGGGCAAGATGAATCTGCTAGAAAAGAGGCGTTGATATTTGCAGACAATGCATCTAAGTTTATGCTGATGCAAGACACGCTTCTTAAAAGTGGAATGATGAAGCTAAAGGACTATACCATTGGCAGGCAGAACATACTTGACGACACAGAAAGACTATTTAACACCATGAAAGAGTACCAAACTCAGTACGGTGAAAGGATGCAAAGGTATAATGATGGCATTTCATCACTTGGAGAGGTTATGGATATGGAGGAACTTGAAGGCTTTGCTGATTGGGAGAAGTCAGGCGCTTACATTAACCCACAGACGGGTCGTGTTGTCATGGCTAAGAAAGAGGAGCAAGACGTAGACGGCAAGAAGATTTATACAATGAGCAAAAACCCAAATACTTTTTCTAGCATTGCTACACTTAACGGATTGATGCGAGAGAAATGGAATAAATTTGACGTGGCAAAAGCTACCGAGGAGTGGACTTCTGATTTAGGAACAAATTTAGAAGAGATGACTGTAACACCTGCAACTGTTCTACAGAAGGGATTGACAAGGTCAAGAGAAGATATTACAAAAAGAACTGACCTAGCTGAAGACGAAAAGACTGTTCTATATAAATTTGTTGATGCCGAGAATGACTATATAAAAGCCTCTTTAGTAAATCCATTTAATAGAGCATCTACTCTATTGGACTATGTTGGTAAAGCATCTAACGATCAAAAGTATTTCTTTACTCGGGACCCTGATGTAGCGAAGAGTAATCCTGCTGCTATTCTTCAGATTATAAATCCTGTTACACAAGCAAGGACATTTGAGTTTAGTGATGAGCAGATAAAAGCTTCGGAAGAGTATGTTAGAGGGTTCGCTAGGTCTAAGTATAAAAAATCAGTTAAGGAAGAGAGCACTCCTCAATTAAAGCCACCGCCACAACCACGGAAGGCTGCTAGTAAGCCTAAAACTACTACTACCGGTTCCTCTTTTAGTAATTTCTAATTAATTTTAAAGAAAATGGACGAAAAAGCAATTGATCTCTTATACAAAAGAGCAAAGTCTGAGGGTTACACTAAGAGTGTAGATGAATTTGTTGTATTGCTTCATAATAATGATAAAGCATTTAACCTCATGTTCTCATATGCAAAGGAGAATGGCTACCAAAAAGATGAGAACTCTTTTGCTGAACTTGTAGGCAAAAAAAAAAGCGCAGCACAACCAATCCCGAAGAGCGTATTTCCCGTTATACCTACCATCCCCACCGCTACGGAATCGTCTGCGGCAGTTGGTTCTTCGGCTTCACCAAAACAACCAAAACCGAAGAGCGCATTCCCCGTTCAGCCTAATATACCAAGTGCTCCGGCAGCTAGTGCTCCGGCTTCACCAAAAAAGACGGGACCGGTTCGGAGTCTAGTGCCAATCTCCCCGGAAGTTGGTTCTTCGGTTTCACCAAAAGAAAGTAAATTTAATGTAGAAGAATTTTTAAAAAGCACTAAGCAGCAACCGCAAAAAATATCTTCTGACAATTTGGTTTTGCCAAAGTTTTATGACCCGGTTACGGACTCAAAGAATATTGCAGAAACAGCTAAGCGTAAGGCAGAAAATGCAAGGCTATTAAATATTCAAAAAATAAAAGATGCTCAGAAGAAAAAAGAAGAGGATGCTAGAATAAAGGCTGCTGCAATTGGTATTGTAAAGACCCCTGAGTTTCAAAGCAAGTTAACCATTGTTGACGACAAGCTTATAGACCAAGATGAGGATGCTGTTGTCACTAGAATGAATAGAGAGTTTGGGCGTTATGGGTTTACATTTGAGAAAACAGGTATTGGTGATGCTATGATAGTGCGCTCGTTTGATGGCAAGCATACCCTTGATGTTGACTTAGACCCTTTCAAAAAATCAACCGAGATAGAAGAAGCTTCAAATCTCCGTAAATTCTTAACGTCTTATGCTCAAGAAGATTTTAAGATAAAAGACGAAGACTTTCTTAGCCAAGCATACAAGGCTCAAAATTTAAGAAAGGTGGGTAGGCTTAATCCTGATGGCACCGAGTCCACTGTAAAGATGACTTCTTTTGAACAGGATGGTAAGTTCTATGCCATGCCTACACTATTCCCCAAGGACCCCAATAACTACAATACTAGCCCAAGCACTTGGGATGAATTATCTTTTGATAAGGCGCTGAAGGTTGCAAGGGAAAGAGGCGAGCTGTTCCAATTTAAAACAGATCAAGAGGCAAAAGATTTTGCAAAAGGCTCTTGGAAAGATGTTAGCACAAGAGATGTTGAGGCTGACAAGTTCTACAAGTCAAGGGGTTTAGATTACATCTCAGAAAAGAAAAGGTACGATAAATACAAAGAACTAGATGACATCATAGACTTTGTTGAGGGTAACAACGAGGAGGGTAGAGAAGGGTTGAAGAAAACAAATCCTGAGTTGTTTATAAATGGTCGCTTAAGAGAGGATGCTGAAGAGTATATAAAGGAAATAAAAAATCAAAGAGATGCATTAGAACCTGTTGTAAAAGACTACGGTTTTTTTGATGACGCAAAGTCTGAAGTTGCTCGTATGGATTGGGATGCAAAACTTGCAGAAAGAGAGAAGGAGATAGTAGGTCAGGCTATTAAAATAAATAACGAGGCGAAAGCGATAGAATATGAACTTGATGCAAAATCAATCGAAACGTTTGGTATTCCGGCAAAGGACCTTCTTAAGTATAAGAATACAGACCCTAACATGCAGGCTGAGTTTGATGTGATAACAAAGGAGTACTATTCAGTTCAACAAACTCAAAAAGAAGCAGCAACAAAATTTGAAGTAGCAAAAACTTATTTTGATGCAAAGGCAGACAAGCAAATAAATGGAGAGTTAAAAGAAAATTTAAGAGGCTTTTGGAACTCTACTTATGATGCTTATAGTCAAGGACTAATTGGGGAGCAATTATTATCTTTCACAATGCCCGGTGGTAAAGACGTTTCTTCTTTTGCAGACAGAAAAGAGGCTGCGGAGTATATTGCCAAGCAGTATGCTGATATGTACAATACAGAAAGCAGGGCAATGGCTCGTTGGAGAAATACAAGAGGATTCCAAGAAGGATTAGGAGTTATTGCTGATGACCCTGCGGAGTTTTTGTCTACATGGGTAGCTACTTCTGTTTCTCAAATATTGCCTTATGGTTGGAAGATTATTGCAGGCTCTACAGCAACAGGTGCCGGAGTTGGTGCGGCAATAGGTGCTCCGGTAGGCGGAGTAGGAGCTATACCCGGTCTTATTACAGGTGCAGGATATGGATTTAGGTCAGGCATGGCAATTACTAACCTTGCTGCTGAATATACAGGCGCTATAATGTCTGCGGTTGAAAGCAATGGGTATAATCCAATGGACCCTGAGTCATTAGCAGAAGCTCTTGGGAAGAAAGAAATTTGGGATGAAGGGAAAAACATAGGTTTAACTAGGGGTATACCTATTGCAGTAGTTGACATGCTTTCAGCCGGTCTTGCAGGAAGAATTTTTAAGCCTGCGAGTGCGTTAGCTTCCCGAACTAAAAAGATTGCTCTTGGTGCAGCAGAGCGTCTTGTGATTGACCCTGTTGCTGAAGGAACAGGAGAGCTTTTTGCGCAAGGAGCAGAAATTATTACGGGAACAGGCAGAAAGAGTATAGGATGGAAGGAGATAGCTGAAGAGACGATGGGTGGCTTAGGTAACAATACTATCAATTGGGGTATGAATACATACAAAGACCTAAGAGATAAAAACAATATAGACATAGCTAACAGCTTTACTAATATTGCGAACATAAGCTCTGAGAGTGCTTCTGACGAAAAGATTACTACTTGGGTTGACAATATGTTGCAGCTTAAGAAGATTGACGCTGATGTTGCTCAAAGAATAAATGAGAATGTTGGTTTGAGGAGAGAGGCGAGAGAGTTGTTAGAAGTTGGAACAAATAAGAATAAAAACTCAGAGGCAGTTAACAGGACCATGGAGTTGTTGGCTGCAAGAAAAGAGCTTTCTTCATCTCAAAATAGAAGAGAGATATACCGTTCAAAAATTCAAGATATTAATGCAGAGCTTGCTATTATAGGAGAGACTAAAAATACGCTTCCTGTAGACAAGGCTATTGACTTAAGTACTATTATTGGGACTACTAGGCAGGGTACCTCTCAGTATTCTATAGATGGCAGAAGGTTTACAAAAGAGCAGTTTATTGAAAAGGTAAAAGCCCTGCCTGACGAGCAACTTAACAGAGTAGTATTGGGCGTAAAGAACGACCCTGAAACAGGTAAAATAATAAAACAAAGATACAATGCCATTCAAAAGCAAGCAGCAGGTCAAGTACCTGTACAGTCAGAAACCGGAGTTAGCCAAGAAGTGGTCGAAGGAGAACCCCAAGCAGAACCTCAAGTCCTTACCAAAGAAGGTGTCCAAGAAGAAGTAGATGTAGATGTGGAAAGCAAGATAAATAAAATGCTTAGCATAGACGAAAGCGACTACGATTTAGTTGACGAAGATGGCAGACCTGACACATTTGAAGAAGACCGTTTATCGAAAGACCAAAATGTAGAAATTACAAATAAGGGGGCTACTGTCTTTGTTAAAAAAGAAGACAACAATGAAATGTATTTATACGGATTAGCAAGCGAAAATAAAAATAAAGGAGAAGCTTCCGAGCTTTTAGACAAAATAATTTCCGTTGCAGATAAAATGGGATATGCAATAAAACTTGAGGCAATGGCTGAATCAGGTGGGCTTTCCCAAGAAGAATTGATAAGTTTTTATAAAAATAAAGGCTTTGAGTTTGATGGCATAACCGGAACTAGAAAAGCAAAAGCAGGTCAACAAGGTACTACTGATGTTGGACAAGCAGGGACAGCTCCAACCGCTCCCGTTCGGACTGAAGGAAGCGTAGCCAACCCTGCATTGAAAGATGTAAAAAGCACAAAGAGAGCATTGGATGAAATGTTTAATTCAAGACCTGCATATGCTTTGTATAAATTAGTAAAAAATAAGTTTGCCCGTGCAGCATTAAAAGGAGTTACGTTTGACTTAGCTAATGCAAATGAAAATAGAATTACTGCAGAAGCATATCACCAAGCAAAGAAAAATGGTAAAAATCCCGAATTAGTCAAAGCGGTAGAAGAATTATTTGGCAAACAACAAGCACAAGAATCAGAACAACAAACAACAGAAAGCGTATTAGACAAGCCTATAGAAGAGGTGTCTGTTGAGGATATAATAGCTGAGCTGAACCGTATTAAAAATCCATTGTCGAGTGCTGATATATCAGTAGCAGAATTAAATTCTGACGGAGAGATTCTTGATTTCATAAGAAGAGCGTATGCAGTGTTGAAGTTCTTATACCCCAAAGCAACGTTTGAAGTTTATAATACCACCAAAGAATACGAAGCAGCAGGAGGGAGAAGAAATTCAAGAGGAGAGGCAATGATGAATGAAAATGGGGAGCATAGGATATTACTAAACTTAGAGGTAATAAAGGAACAAGGCTCTGCAAAGACAGCCTTTCATGAAGTTATTCATCCAATAGTATATGATGCTTTTGGAGCGAGCCCTGAAAAGCTAATCCCTATATGGAATGAGCTTTTCAGAACAATGAGGAACGTGAAGGGAATGGAACGAGTTTTTAGTCATGTTAGCCGTTACCCTACCAATGAAATAGCCGTAGAAGGTATTACAGAAACAATAACACAAATTGCTGCCGGGAACATTGATTTAAGCTCAGTGCCGAAATCACAAGCAAACAAATTTATTGAGTTAATAAATAAACTTTTTGAAGCATTAAAAATTGATTTTAGAATAAATTCAATCAATGATTTCTCAGAAGTATCTAAAAAAGTAAAACAAGCTTTTGAGACTTCTAATGCAGAATCATTAAAGGGTATTATCAAAGGAGGAAAGAACATTGATAATTACTACAAAAACTTAAAAAATAGGGACGCAAATCCTGAGGCAATAGAAAAGCTTCAAAAACTACTTCAAGAAAAATTAAAAATAGAAGTCGAATCCGGAAGATTAAAGCAAGATAATGCCAACAAGATTCTAAAGGATAATAACATTGCAGCAGAAGAATCGTTAACAACTAAAAATAAAGAAAATGAAAAAGTACAATCCGAACGAACAGGAGACGGAGCAGGACGGGATATTGGCAGGAAAATTACGCCTCTTGAAGGCACGCCATCAGTCTCGGGCTTTAACGGACCGGACGAACAGCTTGTTGCCGTTGCCGAAAAATATGCAGCAGAAAACGGAATCGACCTCAAAAGACAATCAGAATATGTCGAAGTAGATGAGGAAAGAGCAACACGAATAGCTGATGCTTATGAGCAAATGGCTAACGACCCTCAAAATCCAAAAGTAAAAGAAGCCTATCAAGAGTTAATCAAACAAACAATGGCGCAGTATCAGGCATTAGTTGATGCAGGATATAAGTTTTGGTTTATGGACTTGAATATACCAAGCAATGCTGAGTATGCAGAATCTCCATATAATGCTATGCGTGATTTGAGGCAAAACAAAACCATGGGAGTATTCCCAACTGTTGATGGATTTGGCACAAGCGACCTTGATGTAAGCAACAATCCTTTATTAGAAGACACAGGTCTTAGATGGTCTGTAGGAGGCGTAGATGGAGAAAGAACGATTCCTGTATTAGCAAATGATTTGTTCAGGGCAGTTCACGATGCTTTTGGTCACGGATTAGAAGGCTCAGGATTTAGGGCAAGAGGAGAAGAGAATGCTTGGCAGGCTCACGTAAGATTATTTACAGGACCGGCAGTAGGAGCTATTACGAGTGAAACAAGAGGTCAAAACTCTTGGGTAAACTTTGGTCCTAACGGAGAATCTAATAGAACTGCAAGTACAGAAGACACTGTTTTTGCAGACCAAAAAACAGGTCTTATGCCTGATTGGACTTGGACAGAAGGTCGTGCAGGAGATATGAAGACGGAACAAGAAGCTAAGCCTACAACAGAACAGATTGGTGTAAAAGAATTAATGACTGCTGATACTAAGACTCCCACAACACTTAACAAGGTTCTTGATTTATTAAATAAAGCAGAGGAAAGTATTGATAAGTTTGGAAAAGAAACAGCAGGTGTAAACATAGCACTTCCATTAGCGAAGGTTATTATAAAGGCAATCAAGGCTTTAGTAAAAACAGGTATAACTCTTCAAGAAGCTATCAGAATAGTAGCAGAGAAAAATAAAGTAACTGAGCAGGATATTATCGAAAGCATTGAGATTCTTACTCAGGAACTAAATGAAACAAACCTGCCCGGCTATGACAGGATGATGGGAGAGGTTAATGGCATTATCTCTAAGTCACAAAAGCGTGGTGTTCCATTTAACACTATCATGAATAATGCTATGGAGTACGTGAAG